ACATCAGTAACTAATAATGCCGCACCTACAGATTCTAGTTCATCAAGTTTTTTATCAAAACCGGTTTGATCTTTTATCTTCGCGGTTGTCCCGGGAGGTCCCTCGACTTTTATAATTAGCTCGGCTTTTTTATCAAATTTAGTGGCAGCCGTGGCGCAGATAGAAAACGCCATAGCGTTGACTGTTTCGTTTACAGGTCTTCCCGGATATGCAATTGATTCTGCGGTATCTATTCACGATGGTTTTATAACTGCAGTGAAAGATGCCGTATCAAAAGATAGAGCTAATAAAGATGCATTGGCTGATTTTGATAAAAAACTTGATGAACTAGAATCTGTAGGTGCGGCATTATTAGTAACTGATGTATCGGGATACGCCAGCAAAATGGATAGCCTTATCGGTGACCTGAAAAATGTTCCTGAAGATGATGACACCGAAGACAATGATACTCTTAATACTAAAAAAGAAGTGTCAGAATCTATATCAGTATATGACTCGCTTTTCACTTACACTGACGAACAAGATGCGCTAGTAAATGAAGAACCGCCCACTACTCCCACCCGTGTGCAAGAAACTAAAAATAACAATGCGCTCGTTCAATTCATACGACAGTTGGCTATCGTCAGAGCAAGCGAAGCCGCTGCAAATCAAACCTATACCAGTCTCGATGCGGCGGTGGCGCAGCGCAATAGTTTGAATGATCTTATCGATGAACAATTAAATATTGTTGACCTGGAAGATGATCTTTTTCAATCCCTGAAAGATCAAAAATCAAGTAATGTATCGCTTATACCAGATCCGCGCAAAGAAACCGGAACTGTTAAAGAAATAGATATTCCTGAAACAACGCCCTCACTTGTATTAGTCTATGAAGAGTACGGAAATGTTACCAACGAAACTGAAGTTATCGATCGTAACAAAATTGAAAACCCTGCGTTCATGGACGGCACCATCGAGGTGATCCGGTTTGGCTAGTCTACTAAGTGAAGTACTCAATTCTATAACGGGTCCTATCTTTCAAGGCGGAAGGCTCCTTGACGATGCAGTCAAAGTGCAAGTGGGTGTTAAAGAATACCACGGGTGGAATAGCGTAGCACTGTCGTTATCCATGAGTAATATGGCATCCACTTTTACGATAAATACTGCTGACCGGTGGCGACAGACAGACGAAAAATTCCCCGTTATGCCCGGGAATGAAGTAAGAGTATTTGCGGGAATAGACAGTATTATAACTGGGTTTATTGATCAATTCGATGCTGAGGTGACAAATGAAGATAGGAATATTGTGTTTTCTGGTCGCAGCAGAACAGGAGACTTAATTGATTCAGCGGCCATTGCACGAACTGCTACTTATACTAAATTAACTCTGCAACAAATAGCTACCATATATGCGCAAGACTTTGACATAGTGGTGATAGATGAAAGTAGAACAGCCGCGGATATTTTTTCAAAGGTAGTTGTAAATCAAAGTGAAACTATTTTTGAACTACTATTGCGTCTGGCCAAAGAAAGAAACGTACTACTCACCTCGAATTCGGACGGTAACTTAGTAATAACTGATAGACTCCCGGGTAATACAGCAGCAGCGGCAGGCCCGCCACTGTTGGGGCAAGGAGTTAGAGCAAGTATCGGAACAAACCCGGGATTGTTTCAGGGCAGAAACGTTTTAAGGGCTCGATCAAACTATGACGAAACAGATCGTTTTCAAAAATACTTGGTTAAATCGCAAATACAAGCAAATGATTTTGTAAAAACGCGTGACGCTTCAACCATCCAAGCAGTAGCATTTGATAAAGGAGTATTGAGACAGCGAACTAAATATATCATTGCTGAAAAATCAATGGACAACGCGGGAGCGAAAAAGCGTGCCACTTGGGAAGCCAATACCCGGGCAGCACTTGCCGCAAAAGCGACTGTAGTTGTAGCCGGTTGGCGCGATCAAAGTGGAAAATTATGGGGTATCAATCAACTAGTAGATACCGACTTAAGATTTATTGGCTTCACAAAAGGGCAGTACCTGATAACTGACGTATTGTTCGCACAGGTCAAAGACAGAGGTACATTGACTCAAGTAGGCATCACTAGAGCAGATGCATATTCACAGCAAGAACCTGAAGTAGCTAACGATCCCAAAAAAGATGCGGGCTGGGACAGCTCTATCTTTGGAACAGAATTAAGAGAGGCAGCCAGAAACCTTGGACTTTGATCAGGTAGTAAAAATTATCGATAAAATCACAGCCCCTTTAAAACGCAGGGTAAGCTTGATGGTTGGCCGCGCTGTGCTGTCCGCAGCAGTTGATGATTCTACACAATTCCAGACTATACAAGCTGACGTGCTAGCCGATGAGACCCTTGACGGTCTTGAACGTATTCAAAACTACGGCTTCACAGGAGTGCCGTTTGAGGACGCTGAAGCCGTTATAGTTTTTCCGCAGGGCAACAGAGACCACGGGCTGGTAATATGCGTTGACGATCGCCGTTTCCGCCTTAAAGCCCTAAAAAACGGCGAAGTCGCCATGTATACCGACGAAGGTGACAAGATCCATTTGAAACGTGGCGGTATCATCCATGTAGATTCATCAAATATTGAGCTGGGGAAAGGGTCAATTGAGAAAATCATTAAAGGAGAGACCTTTCAGACCCTGTTTAATAGCCACGTGCACATTGGAGATTCAGGCTACAACACTACTACGCCGACGATTCCGCTAACTGGCACCGAACTTTCACTAGTAACTAAAACGGAGTAGTAATTGGCGCTTACAGTACCGACAATACAAGCGATTATAAAGGCCAAGCGAGAGGCAAAACTCGGTACTCCCGATGATCAGGTTCTAGCTGATTTGATTTATGAAGCTGACGCGGAGGCTATTTTTGATATATTAACTACACTAGCAGACGTAACAATAGCTATGGCTAGTAATGGACTAGACAGTAACGGAGACACTCTTGTGACCAATATAGGCGCTGGCGGTTTAACGTAAAGGGGATCACGAAATGAAATTGTTATTAATTATGGCGTTTTTAGTGGGAGGGTGTAGGACATCGGCGCCTTGCCCCTTAGGGGAAGTACTGACTTTATCATCTAAGTACTGTACGTGGTTGTATTGTCAAGAAAATTCAAGCTGCCAGGACCCTACGGCAAAATCAAGATACCAGAAAGCTATAGACGAACTAATAATCTTAAACAGTGAAACAAAAGCTCTCCAGGACGGATTAAAGTAATTGAGTGATTTGGCATTGACATTGGTAGACGGCGGTAGCGGCATTGATTTGGCCTTTACTTCAGACGGTAGTTCCTTGTTACGCGACAACGGACTGGAGACGGCAGTTTTGATTTCGCTGTTTACTGATCAGAGAGTCGCTGAAAGTGAATTACCCCCCGGTCACAAATCAAAAAAGGGTTGGTGGGGAGATGCGTTTTTAGAGAAGCCCGGGGATAAAATTGGATCGAAGATTTGGACATTTGCTCGAGGTAAGTTATTACCTGAAACAGCAGCAGCGATACAAGTTAGAGCCCGGCAGGCTTTGGAGTGGATGATAGAAGATGGCGTAGCGTTGACTGTAGATGTCGTGGCTACATTAAGACAAGAAGGATTTATAGAAATAGTAATACAAATAGCCCGACCGGATGCCGAGGACGATAAGTTCACGCTATTTTGGGACGGGCAAGCTTTAAAGAGATAAAAGTATGTCATTTACAAGACCGAGTTTAGAATCAATTGTCGCCAGAGTTAGAGGCGACATCCGTGACGCTCTTGAAATAGCGGCAATCCTAAGGCGTTCTACCGAAGAAGCTTTTGCGATCGGACTTGCCGGAGCTAGTCATGTTCTTCACGGTCACATACGTTTTATCTCTAAACAGATTTTTCCTGATCAAGCTGAAGTTCAATTCCTGGAAAGGTGGGCTGCTGTATGGCAGATTGCAAGAAAAGCCAAAACTTTTGCCAATATTCAAATAGCGGGAACGGGAACAAATACTACTGTGATACCCGTAGGGACAGCGTATCAAAGATCAGACGGGGTTACATATACCACTGATACAGAACAAACAATTGCTGCAGGCGTGTTTTCTGTAGCAATTACTGCCGATGTAGCAGGAGCTGACGGTAATATCGATGACGGCGAAGGCATAAGTCTTTTGTCTCCTATATCGGGAGTTGACTCGGCTGCGACTGTTACTACTACAAATACCGAAGCCGAAGATGTTGAAACAGATACTTCGCTTCGTGTTCGAGTACTCGATCGTATTCGTAATCCCCCAAGCGGTGGTACCATAACAGACTACTTAACTTATGCAAAAGAAGTCGCGGGTGTTACTCGGGCGTGGGTTGTGACCAGCCATCCCGCGACAGGATTTAACGGCGAGGGCGGTGTCGGTGTTTATTTTGTTGAAGACGAAGAAGTTCCGATCATACCAAGCCCGGCTAAAGTAGCGGAAGTACAAACAAACATAGATATACAAAAACCCGTGCCAATCGACGCGCAGGCGTTCGCTCCGGTAGCAAATGTCATTGACATGACTATCAATTTAAAACCCAACACTGCAACCGTTCAGGCAGCAGTAACGGCGGAATTGACTGATTTATTCAAAAGAGAAGGTCAAGTATCAGGAGCAACTGACCCAGCTAAAATAGCCGGAGGAGTTAAATTCAGTGGCGGATTATCATTATCAAAAATCAACGAAAGTATCAGTGTGGCCGCAGGGGAAGAAGATCATATTCTTGTTTCACCCACAGCTGATATTGTTTCTACACTCGGACTGCTTATAACACTTGGCACAATTACATATGGGACACTCGCGTAAATGGCAGGTACTGTAGAAAAATATAGAAAATTAATACGTAACTTGCTGCCGCAAGGATTTGCATGGGATCGTGTAAGAGAGCACCCGCTACTAGAGGGACTTGCTGTCGAATTTTGCCGGGTAGGCGACAGAGCTGCAGATCTTTTAAGGGAGATAGACCCAAATCAAACCACAGAATTAATATCTGACTGGGAAACTATGCTCGGAATTCCCGACGAGTGTACACCGACAGGTCAGTCAATAGTCGAACGCCGAGAGCAAATCGTGCAGAAACTATCTGTGCAGAGTAACTTGAGTATTCCTTTTTATGAAGAGATCGGAGCGATATTCGGGTTTGATGTCACAGTAACCAATCATTTGTCTTTCCAGGTGGGACGTTCCACAGTGAGAGACGATTTAACCAATTACGATAGTCCACGGGACGTATTCAAGGTAGGTAGCGGGCTGTTCGGCGAAAATACTGTCGGCGATAAGCTACAAGTTCCGGGCTGGTTACACTACTTTAACATCGAGATGCCCATATCTGCTTCTGAGGTATTTGAGGTAGGACAGTCCCAAGTCGGCGACAAGTTAGTTGATTTTTCAAATCCATTATTAGAGTGTACATATAAACGATTAAAGCCAGCTCATGCGGGCGTAACATTTACTTTTAGCTAAGTAATAAGAGAGAGGTGATAATTTGAAACGAGTAGACGCCCCAGGCTTTGCCCCAGGAAATTTGTTTACAACTGGAGATCCATCGGGAGGTATTCCCGCTACGACAGTTGACGATACAATCATGAATGCGATTCAGGAGGAAATTGTTAACGTCGTCTTAGATGCGGGGCTGACTCTGGATCAAACCAACGTGAATCTGTCACAGCTTCTCACTGCTATTAATGCAAAAGTTGGTGCAGGTGGTGTACAATTTAGTCAGGCCATCGTTAACAATCAAGCAGCCCCTTTAAATATTACTAATCTGCTGTTTGACAGTAACGACATCAAGTCTGTTACAGTAGATTTTGATTTGCACCGGCAATCAGATACGGGCGCAAGCGAATTGGATGAAAGGGGATCTCTTCTGCTTTTATTCGATTCAGTCGCTGGCAACTGGCGAGCCAAAGCGAGCAGTCTTTTTGATGATGCGGCAGTGGTATTTACCATCACAGCAGCAGGACAAGTCAAATATACTTCATCAAATATCGCGGGCTCAAATTCAGTAGGCACGATGAGATACACGATCAGAACTATAGCGCAATAAATTTAACTTAACGGAGATATGCTAATGAGAAATAACGTGAAAATCCTATTAACAGGTTTCATCTTCATGATTTTCGCCGCAATTCTAACTGCTGCAAAAATAGAAGATGATACGCTTAAACTTTGTGTTCCCGGTACAGCGGACGCATGTGTTCTAGTTTTCGACACCGATGATGGTGCTGGCAATATGAGCCTTGAAGCCAACAGCGGCGAGATGAAAATCAACGGCGGACCTTTAACTGATTCGCAAATAACGGATACGGATATCGATCTCGGTACAGCCACTGATGCTTCTCGGATGACGTTAGGCAGTGGCAACTCTGCGGCTCTGGCAGCGTTGGCACGAAAAAAAGGAACGATGCATTATGACGATGACCTAGCAGCGCCTGTTTACGATGATGGAACAGATCTAAGACCTATTGGTTCTGGAAGCGGTGGCGGCTCGGCGAATGCGGTGAACGTAGTGGCGAACCCTGATTTCGAAATAAATGCTAACTCATGGACACCGAGTGGTGGAACTTTCGTCAGGGATGCCGTGGTCGTAGGTAATGGCTCGGGAAGTGGTAAATGGACACCAACTACATCAGCAGA